CGGACACGAAACACCGACTACACGGGTCCCTGCCTTAGGCAGGGGTATCTTTATAGTACACAATACAATTGTTCAAGCAGGTTTTTTCCTGCGACATGTGCCATGCGATAACTACCCGTGCTCCACACATTATCGCACAGCCTATGTTACCAAGGAAAGATTTTCAGTTAATCAGCAACAACATTATCCTCCTCATCCTCGAAGTTAACAGGCGGGAATGCAGAAAATTCAGGGTCCTCGTACTGGTTGATGTCAAGGGTCGCACAAACAAAATCTAAGAAACTATCATAAGCCTCACGGGTCCGGGTGACTTGGTCGTAAAACAGGTGGATGTTGCCCACATACCCAGCTGGCCGCATTGCCTCGCGCCGTGTAGCTGTATCCATCACCCACTGCACGAGCTGGTGAGGATCAGCTGAACGAACGTCATCGACTGCTGCTTGGTCATCACCGATAATTGGTGCCGGGATCTCAATGGTCCCACTAGTGTCCTGTGTGGTACTAGGGCCCGCCTCCTCGAGCCTGGGCATGGCAGGAATGATCTGGCTTGTTATTACCCGTGTTCCACGCCTGGAATGTGGCAGGGCCCGGTGTGCACCCTCAATGTCAGCTCGCACCCACTCCATAACGTTTCGCAGTGCAGCAAGCGCTATGTGTGTGTCGACAGTAGCGCCATGTGCCTGGGCAAGTGTTGTCACTTCGACAACCCTCTGTACAAGGTCATCATCAGTCCAGTCTGCCCCAATTTCCTCGAGTGCTGACTCATCCACTTGTGCTGTAAATGTGTCCTGTGCATCTTCAGGGTGGATGCGGCGTCTCACAGACCTAATTGCTTGTGACACAAGCTCCATGTTGAATCTGTCAGAATACATCCTGCCAGTTGCACCCAGAGCACGACTGGCTGCCCTCAAGAAGGCACTCTCGTAATTTTCTAGTGTCACATTGTCTCGGCGGATTCCCGCTTGCATGGCCAAATTGGTGCGGCGTTGCCTGCGTGCGGCTGCAAACAGCCACTGGGCAGACAGGACACGTGCTACCATTCTGATGGCTACTGGTGCTTGCGTGACAGAGACAGATGAATACCCCTCAGATGACCGATGGCGCAGGTTGTCCATAGACTTCCCAATTGCACGGCACAACCCGATCAACGCGGCCGAGGTTGACAAGAACGAATCCGCGGCATGGAAGACATCAGTTGTCTCAGCAGATGCCCTGAACCCAGATGCACCCATACACCTCAAGCACAGTGAAAGGCCTTCGATGATGGTGTACGCACCGCGCATCTCTTCGACTTCCCTGATAATCGCTCTGAGCTCATGGGGGCGTGGCCTCACCAGGTGGGCTTTGGTCGACCAATCCTCCAGCTGCACCACACTGCTCGTCCTGTGGCTGTGGTAGCAGATGTATATTTCATTAGCGAACATTGCGTCCTCATGTACTAAGTCAAGTGCCAAACTGTCCGCCCAGCTTGAGCCAAGTGACTGGAGCTGCTTGTCTGGTGCAATGTCAGGATGTGCAATAAGTAAGCCACTGGCAGAGGACTGGCCCCTGCTATCAGATGTCACTGCCCCAGCACTCTGTGGCCGAGGCCGGGCAATTGGCATTCCCCAGGGGCGGGCTATATCTGCATATCTTGTCGACATTGCCACAACTTGGATCTGGCGTGCAACCACAGTGTGGGCCTCAACCACTGCACCCTCCATTTCAGCATCATTCAGTGCGGCGTTGTACACCCGCTCAGCAGCCCGCGCACCCCCCTCAGCGTATGCAGCCAGCGCTGATGACATGCTAGCATATGAGCATGCCACACGCGCAGCTGACTGCAGCTCGGAGTCAATTTCAGTGAATGGTGTCACACAGTCCAGTGCCCCAGGTTCCAAACCTGACTCAGGCTCAGCTGGGATGTCAACCCTACCCTGGATGCCACCAGGTTCAAGCTCCTTGTACCCGAAACCATATGCGAACACACCGCTGCGATTCCTGACAGCTAGTGCAGCCTCTAGGAGGCCAGCACACCGGAGTGCAGTGATAGCCGCCATCATGTCGAACATTGTGCCTGTATTAGCATGGTGCACCGTCACTGCCTTAGCATTAACCCTTACAGCGGCCTGGCAGTTTGGAAACATGGTTATAGCATGGTTGGTCTTGGAATGGCGTAGTGACAGCCTCTTGGCAGACCCTTGGAACCTCTTGCCTGGCAGATTTAGCAACCGCAAGTCTGAGGTGCCACACCAAGCATGAGTGAACAGCTCAAACAGAGCCACATGGTGTGCTCCCATGTCTTCAGCCCAGCGGAAGGCAGCTAGTCCTTGGGCAACCCGCTTCCGCACTGGATTGTATAGTGCAACACGCACCTCATTTGCCACATTCGACTTCATGGTCCGGTATCCCTTGTACCCAATGCCCATCGTGCTTGAGTCATACAGGTTCTTACTGTTCGACCCTGCCGTTTGCCTGAGTCGTCGTAAATCAAAACTAACTGTTGTGAGCCGGGGGGCAAGGCTTGACTCAAGGTCAATCTCCCCATGGAAGGCCCATAAAGAGAAAGGGCATGGATAAGTGTGGTTCAAGATCTTATACCCAAGGTGCGCATATGATGACTCCCTGAGGTCACTTGCAACCTGAAAAGACCCACGGGTAGCATATTCTGCAACCATGTTGATTGTACCATGGGACTGCATAGATGCCATCGCCAAGTCAGCAACAACAATCAGGTTGTGCTGGTCGCATGCAAGAACCTGACGCCGCGCATTGCCAACAGCTCGTGCTCCCATCATGTATGTGACAAGTTCCGTGCGGTCCACGCGGCCCATCAGCTCATCAATCAGTGCCTCAGGCATGCACGATGCCACTTCTTCTAGTAGCGCCGCCTCATGTGACCCCGATTTTAGAACCTTCTCGACTGCTGCACAGTATTCGTCCGACCGTTCAACCCTGTCCAGGGTTCTGAATGGCTCTGCCATCCCCTGTTCCCTCGCAGCATCTCGGAACATGCTGCGAATTGCTGTTGCTGCACTCAAGTGAGAAGACGCTGTGTATGAGTGGGGGTTCATAAATACAGACCGAGCATCACGCTCAGCAGGTGGCTGCAGCAGCAGTGAATTGAACAGATTGTTTGCCTGGTCAGACTCAATAAGGTTGCAAAAGTGTCCAGCTATCTCAATGAACCATGTAAGGTGATCCATTTCACCAGTTGCCATGGCACTAGTTATTGCTTTGATTCCCATCCCGTTCAGTGACACAGGTGCAAGGGCGATTATCGTCAAGAGATATGTGGGCATGGCCATGAACCGTCGGTCTATTTTAAACAGCCACTGGAAGGCCAGCCATGCTGCCATGTAATATGCAACAAACGGGTCAGCCCCTTGGGCAGCAGCTGACGATGCGGTGCCAAACGCAGTCGCAATGTTGTCAGTAAATGATGCGAATCGGCGGGTGTAGTCCTTATCTATCCTCATGATGGTCTTGGTGGCGTGGGCAACCTGCGTCCCATCAATGTACAGCTCGTTCAAATACACAAACTTAATCGATGAAAAGAAGCTCTTGACTTCATCCATCTCGAACCCGAGCTGTGAATATATGTGGGCTAGCAGTTCACGGGCAGCCTGTGCTTTCTTAGTGCACTCTTCTGCACTGCCCTCGAGGGCCACCACAGTTGCGGCATCATCAATGAGGCATAATATGTATGCTGCCTCCTTGGCCGACAATATCTTCCGGTCCCTTAGCTCGTACGCCCAATAAATCAGGATGTGTGCATGCATGGTTGTGTCTGACGTTGCTGGCCACCCTTGGATATTGCCTTCTGGGCATGGGGCACTTTCTTTGACTCCACGCCTGTCACAGAACAGGATCAGCTGGTCCCATAGCTTCGCTGGAGCTTTGGGGTTTGGACACTCCGTGGTAGTTAGTGCGTATTCTTGCCACGCATGGAACATCTTACGCGGCATCTTTGGGGACCATCCACTAATGTCAGTTGACGTTGCAAATGCTTGACTAAGACTGTCTGCACTAGTTGCCCTTGCCATCGCCTGGAACTTCTTCTTGTGCCTCACCATATCAACTCGAATCGATACACCTGGGGTCATTTCTGCCAATGGCCGCAGCGAGTGGTCCACCTCAGTGAGGAATTCTCGGGCTATGTCAGATGCTGACAGGGTCTCTCGCACTTTCGATCCTGGCTTCGTGTTTTCGGCTTTTCCCGCTTCGGCTGCAATGATGTTGTCTGTTGGCCGCACATCTCCTGCCATCACCCGGGCCCGCCAGTCCGTCATCATCTCACCATTGGAGAGCCGTGCACCATTGAATATCGCCGACAGGAGTTCATTCTGGTCCACCCGGGATAGCTCACGGGACCGGCATCTGCTCATGTATGCATCGAGGTCAGCAACAATCCGTGTGCAATCCTTGGCGTCAAATATGTGGAAGTCACCAGTGGGGTCATATGCAAACTCCTTCTCAATCCACGCACGTCCCCAGTCCTTCTTAGGTGGCATTGTCAGCCGTCCAGACTTTGACTTCTTGTACCAGTCCTGGTCACTAGCCACATATCCTGGTTCCATTGCAGTCTTCGGATCTGCGTGTCGTTTGCTCAAGAATCTGCACAGGTCATATGACTTGCAAAACTGGATAAATCGGTCCAATGGCCCACTCTGACATGTGTTGGCAGTGGATGTCCTCTCGACCAGAGTCTGGTGCAGCAGCAGAGGGTCTATATCAGGCGGCGGGAGCAAGTGGTACAGCTTGAGAAACTCAGCCTTGACCCGCTCAGGCACAGGGAGCGACATTACCAGATCGTACCACTGCGTGTTGTGCGGGTAATATGCCAGAATGTCTTTCGTCAGCTGTTGATCCCTTTGTGCCCAGCCGCAATCGATTGGTGCCTGGGCTTCACATGTGCTGTTTTGCCACCGGGTGTATGACAGATGCATGTGTCTAGCAACATTGCGAGCCTGGTGCGTGTTAGATATCGCACGCCGGATCCAGGCCAGGCACCTCAGGTACGACGGCATGTAGTTACTGGGCATGGTGTCAGCACTGACCCTCATCATAGAGAATGCCCATGCAGCGTTCCTGAGTGATGTCATGCATGTGCGAAGATAGTCAGCTGCAGAATTGTCCAAGATGAGCATGACTGACTCATGGTATATGACCAGCACCCCTGCGTAGTTGTATGACCTACACCCATGGAGCACAGATGACATAGTGGATGTTCTGTGGCGTTCACTGGCTGGTGATTCGGACACCTTGTCGATCATCCGGCGAAGGTGTTCCCGAATCTTTCGTGGTGGGGCAGCCCACAGCCTGCAGTACTTCACCCACATAGGGTGTGACCTTAGGAGAAGCCCTTCAGCAGCTTCCGCCCACTGTGCAGCACGTGCCAGGCCATCAGGGATCGGCCCACGCATGGGTGTTGAGCTAAATGCCCTTTTAAAAGCACCTGGGGCTACTTTCTGGGAGATTAGCTGGTGATATATCAAGTCATACGCTGCCACTCGTGCACTGCGGCTAACGGGATCTTCATGAACCACACGGTCATCGTGCATTGCGCGGGATATCATCCAGAACATTGCTTCTTCATCATGCAGGACCTGTCTAGGTGCCATCTCCTTGTGCACCTTAAGGTAATCAGCAACAATCTTTCTGACTGGGGCTTCGTCAAACACTCGTGCTTCACGGGACTGTCGGCCGATCTCAGAATCAAGCAAGTATGCCTCGAGCTGCACATCAATGCCTATCATATCTTCCTCGTGCAGTGAGTCTTCCAAGGCCATTTCGGCTAGTAGCTCATAGTCCAGAGCAGTCGCAATCTTTATTGAGGTGGTCATCCCAAGAGATGATGCAACAGAAATTGCCATACTGCTATTATGAGTTGATGCACCCAATGCCAGCAGCTTGTTACGTGCTTGGTTGATGTATCTTGGTCGCTCGTAGACTCTTGCCATGTTGATGAAACAGACATGAAAGTGTAGTGTGGCACGCTCCTGACGAAGCAGGATTATTTATAGGCTATGGCGTGGTTTCTTTGTGAAACCGGGTCACGCCGATTTCTCGTGCGTGTCCGTTTCGGTG